ATCGTCATGCGTTTCTGGTTGCCCGAGGAGCGGGCAAAGGATTGCGAGAAAGAAGGGAAACGTCACTACATGACGTGGTCGCGCAATGGGTGGTTGACTTTAACGCCTGGTAACGTCATTGATTACGAGTTCATCAGGAAAGAAATCAATCTGCTCAACGAACGATTCATCATCAAGGAATGCGCCTTCGACCCGTGGAACGCCATCGACCTCGCCACCCGCCTCGGTTCTGACGGCGTCAACATGGTTGAGTGTCGTCAAGGGTACAAGTCGATGACCGAACCTTCCAAAGACCTTGAGGCTCGGGTCGCTCAAGGCAAAATTCGTCATGGTCACAATCCTATTCTCAAATGGTGCGTAGCCAACGCGGTCGTGACCAGTGACGCTGCCGGCAACATCAAGCCTGACAAAGAGAAGGCTACTGGGAAAATCGACGGAGTTGTCGCTGTCATCATGGGGATGAGCCGACTCATCGTCGATTCAGAGAACGCCTACAAGGACCGCGGCTTTTTGTCGCTCTAGTCCACAAGCTCGGGGAAAGTACCGGTTACCGTGAGAACACTTCGCCAGATGTTCGCAGACGTCCTCGCCGCCGTGCGTGGGGAAGACCCGCGCAATCAGCTGCGCTTTGCGCTCCCCTTCGCCGTGTCCGGCGTCTACCTCACACAAGATGAAGCGCTTTCACTGTCTGCCGTGTGGGGTTGCATCGACGTCATCACGCGCAACGTCGCCTCATGCAAATGGTGCATCTACGAACCCATTCCAGGCACCCAACGTCGTCGGCTTCTCGACGATGACTACAAGACGTGGATGCTCAACACGCGACCCAACCCGGAGATGACTGCCATTGGGTTTCGCGAAGCGTTGCTGTTTCAGGCCATCCCATTCGGCAACGCGTACGCCGAAATCGTGAGAGACAGTGGCGGTCGCGTCGTAGAGATGTGGCCGTTGCTGTCAGACCGCATGCGCCCTACCCGCAACGAGCAGTGGCAGCTAGTCTACGAGTACACGAATCCTGATGGCAGCATTTCACGATTCACACAGCGTCAGATTCTACACGTGCGAGGCCCGGGTCTTTTCGGTCTCATGGGTGAGAACATCATCGCACGAGCTGCGAAGACAATTGGACTCATGGCAGCACAAGAGCGCTTCTCGTCGTCGTTCTTCGGACAAGGAGCCCAACCAACTGGCGTGCTCGAGTTCCCCGGTCGTCTTGCGAAAGACCAGCTCGAGCGACTCAAAGAGTCGTGGAACGAGAAAGCCAAAGGTCCGGACAACGCTCACAAGCCAATCATTCTCGAATCAGGCATGAAGTTTCAAAGCATCAGCGTCGAGCCGCAAAAGTCACAGCTCGTCGAGAGTCGCAAGTTTAGCGTCGAGGACATCTGCCGTTGGTTCGGTGTACCTCCCCACAAGATTCAACACCTCGAGCACGCCACCTTCTCAAACATCGAGCACAGCTCAATCGAGTTCGTTCGCGATGCTCTGCAGCCGTGGGAGCGTCGTCTGTGTCAGGAGGCTGACGCCAAGCTGTTCGACCAGAATCGCGCGCCGTGGCGGTACACTGAAATCGACCTGCGCCCGCTCACGTATGGCGATGCTGCCAGTCGCTCCACCGCACAAGCCTCGTGGCGTCAGAACGGAATCATGAGCGCGAACGAGATTCGTGCGATGGAAGGTCTGGATGACATCGGCCCTGATGGCGATGTGTACATCGTCCAATCGAACATGACGACGATTAACCGAATCCTCGAGCCACTCGAGCCACCCCCAAACCGGTTCGGGTCTGGAGCTTCGTCATCGGCAGATGACGACGACGAAACTGAAGACGACAGTGAGACCAATGTGGAGCGTCGCGCGTTGAACGCAGCGTTTCAGATGATGTTTAACAGATATGCCAAGCGTCTTGCGAATCAGCAGACGACGGCATCAGGGTCGCCAGAATCACGCACTGAATCGCTCGCGCTGTTCAGAGTCAGACAGCAAGCCGTCATGCTCGACGAGTTCGAGCCTTTCCAAGACATGTTCGTCAACGTCTACCAAAGACCGTTGACTCTCTCCGACCTCGGGCGTGTGATGGCCGCGCTCGAGAAGACCTCAAAGGTCGACGAAGCCATCAAGCAGCTAACCTGACACCCCTGTCCACGAGACAGAGAAAGATGCAGACCATGAACAAGAGCTTCGCCAAGTCGAGTCGCATTGCCGAGCGGGTGCGCTCGTTGAAGAACTGGAAGCCTGGGGCAATCTTCGCTCGAGAACAGCGCGAGGGTTCGACCGAGGTCGCCGGCTCCCTCTACGTCTACACGGCCATTGGCGGATGGTTCGACGGCGTGACAGCCGACTCCGTGCGCGCTGCGCTCGACGGACTCAAGGGCGTGGATGTTCTCAACATCTATGTCAACTCGGAAGGTGGCGATGTGTTCGAGGCGAAGGCCATCTACTCGCAGTTGATGCGCTTCTCGGCCAAGAAGGTCGTGCACATCGATGGCATTGCAGCGTCAGCTGCGAGCTTCATTGCAATGGCTGGTGACGAGGTCATTGCAGCGCCCGAGTCGACCGTGATGATTCACGACGCGTGGGGTGTCGAGTTCGGCAACGCTTCCAAGATGCGCGAATATGCCGACCTGCTTGACATGCTCAGCGACGACATCGCTGCCATCTACTCGCGCAAGACTGGCACGCCTGCTGCCGAGTTCCGTGAGATGATGAAGGAAGACACTTGGATGACTGCGCAGCAGGCGTTCGACAAGAAGCTCGTCGACCGCATCGCCACCTACGGTGACGATGACGAAGACGAGCCAGAGGCGAAGGTCAAGACCAAGTTCGCCAGTCTCGTCGCAGCGTCCAACCGCCTCGAGGTGGCCAGCATGGAAATCAGGGCCAAGATGCACACCGTTCAGCAGAAGGGCCGTGCGAGCACGGTCAAGCGTTAGTCGGCGAGCCGACGAAACGAGCAACACTCAACCCAATCAACCCAAGGAACACGCAAATGACCATCAAGAAGAAGACCGAGCAGAAGAGCGAGCAGAACAACGTCACGCCAACCAACTCCATCGAGCAGCTGCACACCCGCCTCGGGCAGATTGCCGAGGAGTGCAGGGTGATTCAGAACATCGCTGACAACGAGCAGCGAGCCCTGACGGACGAAGAGGTCGCGAACCTCGAGAACTTCAAGCGCGAGTTCGATTCCATCGAGAAGGAAATCCGCACGCGAGCCGCGGCGAACGAGATGAACGACCGCATGGCCGCGTTGGCCACGCCGTCGCGTCGAATCAGCCAGCCCGAAGACCCGAGCGTCGACCCGGCCAACGCCAGCGAGGAGCGCGCCCGCATCACGGGTGGCTTGCCCGTTGGCTCGAGCAAGAGCACGTTCGGCTTCCGTTCCATGGGTGAGTTCGCGCTCGCAGCGCGACGAACCAAGTTCGGCAAGGCTGACATGCGCATCGTCAACGCGCCGACGACCTTCGGAGCCGAAGGCGTCAACGAGGATGGTGGCTTCGCGGTTCCGCCGGATTTCCGGCAGAACATCATGAAGCAGATTCTCGGTGAGGAGTCGCTCATGTCTATGTGCGACATGCAGACGACCAACAGCAACTCGTTGTCGCTCCCGCTCGACACGACTACCCCGTGGCAGACCTCGGGCGGCGTCGTCCCGCAGTGGCTCGGTGAAGGTGCCACTATCGGCGCGACCAAGCCGCGCCTCGGTGCGCTCGAGACGAAGCTCAACAAGCTCGCCGCGCTCGTGCCCATCACCGAGGAGCTTCTGCAGGACGCCGGTGCGCTGACGTCGTGGCTCCTGAGCAAGGTGCCCGAGAAGTTCAACTCGTTTATCAACGACGTCATCATTACCGGCGACGGCGTGGGCAAGCCGCTGGGCATGCTGAACTCGGCCGCGAAGGTCACGGTCGCTGCCGTGTCCGGGCAGGGCGCCAACACGGTCGTCGCGCGGAACATCGTGGACATGTACGCGCGTTCCTACGGTCCGCTCCGTCGCAACGGCGTGTGGCTCATCAACCAAGACGTCGAGCCGCTGCTGCAGACGCTCGTGATGCCCGGCGCCTCGCCGAGCTTCCCTGCGTATCTGCCGCCCGGTGGTCTCTCGGCCGCGCCTTACGCGACGCTCCTCGGTCGGCCGGTCATGCCCATCGAAGCGTGCCCCGCGCTCGGCACCGAGGGCGACATCATGTTCGTCATCCCCAACCAGTATCTCGTGGTGACCAAGGGTGGCGGCATGCGCACCGACGTGTCGATTCACCTCTACTTCGATTCGGACCACACGGCTTTCCGGTTCGTCATGCGAATCGGTGGTCAGTCGTACTGGCCTGCGCCCGCGGCTCGTCGCAACGGGTCGAACACCCTGTCGCCCATCGTGACGCTGTCGAGCACCCGCACCTGATGCGATTGCTGTCGAAACCTCAACATCAACCAACCAACTGAAAAGGAACCAACACAATGCGAACCGACCAGAGCAGCACGAAGCGAGTTCTTCCATGCATCAACCCGGGTGCCGCCATCACGGGCAACGCGACGACCACCGGAGCCACCATCGACTCGGCAGGTTTCGAGTCGCTCACGTTCGTCGTGCAGACCGGCGTCATCACCGACGGCACCTTCGCCGGGCAGGTGTGGGGTGGCAACGCGGCGAATATGTCCGATGAGGTTCAGCTCACTGCGGCCGAACTCATCGGGTCTAACATCGCCATCGCCGCGACCGACGACAACGTGTGCGAACGCGTGGGCGCGAACATCCATGCCGTCGCGAAGCGCTACTACAGGCTCAAGATGGTACAGGCCGGTGCGACGTCCGGTGGCGTCCTCGCGGCCAACGCCATCCTCGAGAACCCGAGGTTCGCGCCCACGGTCGCGCCGTAACGTTTTCACGTTTCGCGGGACAGCGGCGGCGTGCGTCAGGTCACGTCGTCGTGTGTCTGCCTTCGATGGCAACCGCGAATTGAGGTCACATGCCCGCGCGAGTCATTACGCAACCGGTCGCCGAACCCGTCTCGCTCGTCGAGGTCAAGAAGCATTTGCGCCTCGAGCATTCAATCGACGATGATTATGTTACTGGTCTTATCGTTGCGGCTCGTCAATACCTCGAGCAGATTTGCTGGCGCGCGCTCATGCTTCAGACTTGGGAAATCTCTTTGCCTGGATTCAAAGGCGAAGACAGGTTTGAGCTTGAACCCGAATGGCAACCATCACCGTACGCATCAGGATTCGCTCCGACCTCGTGGCTGATTGGCTCTCGTGGCTACAGGTTCCGTCCGTTCCTCGAGCTTGACCGTGGCCATCTCGCCGACGTGCCCAACGTCGTCGTCACGTACTTCGACGCCAACAATGTTTTGCAGACGCTTTCGTCATCTCAATACTACGTGACAAACGTAGGCGATGACACCCGATGTGGAAGGTTGTGGCTCAACGAAGCGGCCGGCTTTTTCTGGCCTAACGTTGCCGTGAGACCTGATGCCGTTCGTGTCACAGCGAGCTATGGCTACGCGAATGCTACCCGAGTTCCCGAGCCGCTCAAACACGCGCTCAAGCTGATGGTCTCTCAGATGTACGAGCAGCGCACCCCACAGGTCACTGGAACCATCGTTGCCAACATCGATTTTACCATCGATGCACTCATCGCACCCTACAGGTTCAACGTTCTATGATTCGCGTCGGCTCAATGCGTCATGTGATGAGGGTCGAAAAGAGAAGCACGACGCGTGATGCCGCGGGTGAACCTCTGCACACGTGGACCACACTCATCGAGCGCATGTGCGCCATCGAGCGCGCGCCCGGTAGCGAGGTGTGGGCTTCAGCTGGAAAAAACTCACGAGTTCCAGCTGTCTTCCGCACGCGCTACGAACAAGTCATCATGACAGCCGTCGGAGCGAACGACGTGCGAGTCATAGTCAACGAAAAGCTCTATGACATCTCGAGCGCGTATGACCCTGATGGGCTCAAACACGAGATGATTGTCACAGCAACCGAGAAAGTTCAAGAGGTGCCGTGATGCTCGAGATGGAAGTTCACGGATTCAAGGAACTCTACGAAAAGCTCGAGCAGTTGCCGGAACGACTGGCAGCGAAGGTGCTTGCGAAGGCAGCGCGCAAGGCGTTCAAACCAGTGCTTGCTGACGCTCGTGGAATGGTGCCGCAAGACACAGGCGCTCTACGCGATGCGCTGAGAATTACTGTTCGCAAAGGTCGCGGAAACGAGCCTATTCGTGTTGGTCTTCGTATTGGTGCTGCAAAGGGTGGCAACGCTGATGCCGCTCTCCCGCCCGCCCGTCGTTGGCATTTCGTCGAGCTTGGAACTGCTACCCAGGCGCCGCATCCGTTCCTTCGCCCTGCGCTTGACCGCAACAAGCAGGCCATCGTCGAGACTCTCAAAACAGAGATTGCCAAGCATCTCGCAAAGGTAGCCAAGCTCGGGCGCGTCAGTGGCCTCGAGGCCGGGAGCGTGAAGCTATGAAGCGCATTGCGTTTCTGCCAACTATTGGTGGAGCTCCAATACTCTCGGGGCCTCTGCCTTCGTTTCTCTCGTACACTTCAAAGCTAGGCGTTGCAAGACCAGTCACGCCAACTATCTCGAGACTCTCGAATGGCTTGTGCATCTCCACAGCGAGTGCAGATGACGTGCGCGAAGGTGTCGCCTACCTCATCGAAAACCCAACTGGCTCCTCGCCCCGATACATCGCCGGTTCCGTACACACCGACGCCAAGCCTTTCGGTCTCATCTTCTTGACTGATGGGTCCGAAACTCTGTGGGCCGGCTCGGCTCCCTCTGTGTCTCTCTTCGATTTCAACGGGACATCACGCACGCCAACGCTTCAGGCGTTGTTTGGTTCGTGTCTCTACGCTCTCATCATCAACGATGCAGACCTCGCAACCGGTGTTGGCTGTCTCGTCACCTCGCCATCAGGGGCGTTTCCCTCTTACTATTCCGGCGCATTCGGGCTTGCAGTTGCGGGGCCTGGTACGTCACTTGCTGAAGACCTCGTCGCAGCGCTCGAGGCTGATGCAACTGTCATCTCGCAGGTGTCAACTCGCATCTACCCAAACCTGCGCCCGCCCGCGCCGTTTGTTCTTCCATTCGTTGTGTACAGCGTCATATCTCAAACCGTAGAGAACGCGCTTGCTGAGTCAGCGCAAACAAGACTCAAACACACGCGTGTGCAGTTCGATGTTTACGGGTCTTCGTACATCTCAGCTCGAGCAGCCGCGACGGCGGTCGAGAACGTGCTTGCGAATCTCCCAGGCCCTGACCTCGTTGGGTACAAAGACAGTGAGCGCGACCTGTACGACAACGAAACTGGGTTGCATCGAGTTTCGACTGACTACATCTTGTCTCGTGGCTAGGGTGTCCACGAAGCAGTGCAGAATGAAGTTCACTCGCAGTTGGAGGAAACACAATGGGAACGCCAACCAAAGCCAAGCCGACCAAGAACACGCAGTGTCTCCGTGGTGATGGGGGCTCGCCGACCGAGGTCTTCAACCTCATCGGTGAAGTGACGAGCTTTTCCGCGCCGGCGGTTCAGACCGAAGAAATCGAGGTGACGAACTTCGATTCAACCGCCAAAGAGTTCATCTCGAGCGGGCTCGCCGACGGTGGCGAGATTTCTCTCGAGATGAACTTCGTTGGCAGCGACCTGCAGCAGCAGGGCCTGCGCTCCGACGCTTACTCGGGCGTGACGCGGAACTTCCGTTTTATCATGAACGACCATCCCACGACCAAGACGACCGTCACCTTTGCTGCTTTCGTCAAGATGGTGGACGGGCCCAAGGGTGGCGTGGGCGAAGCCTACAAGACCTCGGTCACGCTCAAGGTGACGGGTCAGCCGACGTGGAGCTACGCGCCGTAACCAACGCAGTTTAAAAGGAGCACACAATGGCAGTCCTCACTGTGCAGAATGCAATTCGTGCAACGAACGGAATCAACCTCGCTGGCGTCGCCGCTGGCGCCGGTGGTGACTCGTTCCCCAACGATGGCAAGACCGTCTTTGTCATCAGGAATGGAAGCGGCGCGAGCATCACGCTCACGGTCGTCACTCCTGTGACCGTCGATGGTCTCGCTGTTGCTGACCTCACGGCAACCATCGGCGCGGGCGAAACCCGCGCGGTCGGTCCGTTCCCTCCTGCCTGGTACAACGATGCGGGTGGCAGCATCAACGTCACCTACTCTGCTGTCACGACCGTCACTGTCGTGCCGCTCTCTGTCAACCCCACCGCCTGAAGAGGAACAATCACATGAGCTACCTGACGCTCGAGCAGCTGGTCAACCCGAAGAACCTCAAGCATGAAGAAGTTGAAATCGAAGAACTTGGGGCCAAGATTCGTCTCGCAGAACTCAACGCCGGTCGCTCGCTCGAGTTCAAGGCTCTCGAGCAAAGCAAGGCGAAGAACTCCAGCGAAGACGTGGAGCGCAAGCAGATGGTCGTCTTGCTGTGCGGCTCCGTCGTCAACGAAGATGGTCAGTTGATGCTCAACGAGAAGACTGCCAATCAGTTCATCAACGCGGTCTCATTCCGAACGCTGCAGCGAATCGTCGACAAGATTCTCAAGATGTCGACGCCCGAGAAGGACAATGCGGAGGATGCTCGGGGAAACTGACAGGGCAACCCGAGCGGGTCTTGGCTTTCAGGCTTTGCCTCGCTTTGGGTTGCCCCCACCCCGACTACCTGCTTCAGAAGCTCACACTCAAGCAGCTGTACGAATGGCAAGTGTACGCTTCAGTCGAACCGTTCGGGTTTCCGTTGTCAGACATGACGCAGGCTCGTCTCATGTGGGCGAGCCTGCGTGCTACTTCTGACAAGTCATGGTCTGGTCAGCCAAACGACTTTCTCATCAACAAGCCACAAGTCGTTGAGAGAATGGTGGACCCTGTGGAATATCTGACCGGAATCTTCGGCGTAGGCCCGCCCCCACGTCCACCAACCGAGGTCGAATAGGTCATGGCTACTGAATCGCTTGCGTCGCTTCTCGTCGACCTGAAGCTTAACACGGCTGGTCTCAAGACCAGTACGGACAAAGCTGTCAAACAGCTGTCTGGCCTCGAGAAGCAAACCAAGAAGATTGCCAAGAGCGTCAAGACGCTCGAGATGAAAGAGGTGTTCGGAGCCATCCTCGACGGGACGAAGGCGTTAGGGCAGTTGATTCTGCAAGGCGCCGAAGCTGCTGACAAGATGGGCAAGCTCTCACAGGCTGTCGGCGTATCGGTCGAGACTCTATCAGGGCTTGACTACGCCGCCGGCTTGTCGGGCTTGGCAACTGAAGAACTCGGTTCGTCACTCGGCAAGCTGAACAAGGCGATGGCTGAAGCGTCGTCAGGAGGCAAAGAGCAGGCCGCCACCTTCGCCGCGTTAGGTGTCTCTGTAGTCGACTCTGCTGGTCAGCTTCGTTCGACTGAGGCCGTTCTCGGCGACCTCGCCGACACCTTCGCTGGCATGCAAGATGGCGCTGCGAAAACCGCCTACGCCATGAAAGTGTTTGGCAAGAGTGGCGCTGACATGATTCCTTTCCTCAACATGGGGAAAGCGGGAATCAAGGAACTCGTTACGGAAGCCGAACGGCTCGGCATCGTGATGAGCGCCAAGACTTCCAAGAACGCAGAAGCATTCAACGACGCCGTCGAGAAGATTCACCGCGCCGTCAAAGGTGTAGCAATCCAGGTTGCTGGCGCTCTTGCTCCGGCCCTGACGACGCTCATCGACAGGTTTCTCAAAAGCAGTGACTCGGGCAACATGCTCAAAGGCGTGGTGCAAGCAATCACCACTACCTTCAAGACGCTCATCAGCGCCGGCATTCTCGTCGCTGCTGCGTTTGAGGGTGTTGGTAAAGGCATCGCTCGCATCGCCAGTGCCGTCGCTAGTTTCGCCGACGGGAACTTTACCGAGGCGATGAGAGACACGGCCAAAGCCGTGTTCTTTACCGACCTTCAAGAATCATTTACCAATGCATTCGAGACCATCGATGCTTTGTGGAATGCTACTGCTGACACGGCTGAAGAGTCGGGCAACCGTCAGACCAAGTCAGTCAAGATGGTCAACGCTTCACTTGACGAGCAAAAGAAGAAGCTCGCTGAAGCTCGAGAGATGATGGAGGCTGAACTCAAAATCAAGTTCGGTCAAGTGAATCGTCAGACCTCTGCTCGAGGTCAAGCCTTCAGAGACATCAAGCCGACCGGCGGCGTGTTCGGTCAGTTCAGCGAATCAGTCAACTTCAAACGAGCAACCGAGGGGTTCAAGAACTTTCAAGACGCACTCGACCGTGGCGCTACTGCCATGAAGAACTACGAGTCTTATACAGCTGAAGCTGCACAGCTCGAGAAAGAAGGCCAATCGAGAATGGCAGCAAGCGCTCGAGCCGCGGCTGATGCGCACCGTACTCTTGCTGAATCTGCAGAGAGCGCTGCCAAAGCCTTCGAAGACCAGGCGAAACAACGAGCCGATGCTACTGATGGTCTCATCAATCGGTTCACGTCCAAGCTCGGTCGCTTGGGTGAGGTCATCTCGACGGCCGGTCAAGGTTTTCAAGCAGGCGGTGTGTGGGGTGCCGTCGCTGCAGCACTCGCCGAACTGCTGACCGGAACCGATGCGTTCAAAGAACTCGTTGATGAGGTGAACGGATTGCTTACCATTCTCGGTGACTCGATGGCTCCCGTGCTCGAGCAGGCGCGCAACGTCATCAAGGGTCTCAAGCCGATGTTCCCTGTGTTGGGTCAGCTGATTGAAACTTTCTTCAAGCTCTACAACGCGTTCAGTGGGATGTCATTCGTAGGTGAGCTGCTTGCGCCAATCGTGAACGTCGTTCTGTTGATTCTCGACCCA